ATAATACTCAAACTGATACTCAAACTGATACTCAAACTGATACTCAAACTGATAAAAAAGGTAAAAATAGAAAACCATTAACAAAGATTTTTCCTCCACAAAATAATTCTGGAGCTAAACAATGAAAACAGATACTCAAAGTTTAAAAAATAGTTTTTCAGTTGGGTATGAAATATTTAGAGAATGTAGATTAGAGGCTGAATTAGTTCAAGATTATTACCACAATAGACAATATACTGAAGAAGAATTAGCTATTTTAGAAGAAAGAGGACAACCTAAAGAAACATTTAATATTATTAAATTATTTGCAAGAATGTTAATTGGATATTATTCTAATGTTACTAATACAGTAGTTGTAAATCCAGTTCAAACAGAAGATATACCATTAGCTTCTCTTTTATCAGATGTAGTTAAATATGTTATGAGAGATAATAATATGCAGTCAGAAGGTGATAAAATAAAATTAGACGGTCTATTAACAGGGCTAATGGTAGCTTATATAGATGTAGAAGAAACTGGTCGTTATGACCAATTTGGAAGACCTATTAGAAGAATAACTATTGAGCATGTCCCTTCTAATGAAGTAATTTTAGACCCTATGAGTAGAAAAGAAGATTATTCTGATGCAAGATTTATACATAGATTTAAATGGTTATCAAAAGAACAAATAAAAGCAATGTTTGGAGCTAAAAAATTAAATGAATTAGTAGCATATTTTAACTTTTTAGAAGAAAACGATACAGAATTTACATATAACTATAAAGAAGAATTTACAGGTAAGTTTAAAAGGCTTGATAACTATTTAGTTGTTCAATCAATAGTTATAGATGATAATGGTGATAGATGGAATATTTATTGGTCAGATAATGTAATACTTAGAAAAGAAAAGATTACTTATAAAGAAGTTTTATTTCCTTATAGAGTTCATAAGCTGCATGTCTCAAATAAAGCAGAGTATTATGGTATATTTAGAGAAATTTTAGAAACTCAAAAAGCTATAAATCAAGCATTGATTAAAATACAACTAATGGTAAATACTCAAAAAGCTTTTGTAGAAGAGGGAGCAGTTGATGATATAGATGAGTTTGCTAAAAACTTTAACAGAGTAAATGCTATTATACCTATTAAAAGTTTGCAAGGTATTAGAATAGAAAATCTAAATGCTGAAGTAGCTCAACAATATAATATTATTAATGCTGCATTAGATAGGATACAAAGAATTTTAGGTATTAATGATAGTTTTCTTGGTATGGCTTATGCAAGTGATAGTGGGGCAAAAGTTAAGTTACAACAAAATGCTTCAATAATGTCTTTAAGATATATAACTAATAGAATAGAAGAGTTTTATAGATTATTAGGTTGGGATATAGTTAATTTAGTAAAACAATATTATACAGCTAATCAAGTATTAAGAATAACAGATGAATTAACAGGTGAAAAATGGATAGAAATAAATAAACCTGAAATGAGATTTACTGGTGAATATGATGAAAATGGTAATCCTATTTTTGAGCCAGTATTAGAACCAGCTATTGACCCTGCATCAGGTAAGCCTATGTATGATAAATGGGGTAATTTAATACTAATTCCAGTTCCTACAGGTGATACTGATATAGCATTTAGTAATGTAGATATTGAGATTAAATCAGTTGCTTATAATGATGAAGAAGATAAAAATAGATTAATGTTAGAGCAAGTTTTACAAGGAGCTATGGGACAAATATTAGCACAAGTAAATCCAGCAGGATATTTTAAAGTTGCAGGATTAAGTATTCAAACTTTAAAAACTAAATATAGCTTAGAAATAGCTGAAATATTTAATCAAACAGCAGCAATGTTAGGTATGCAACAACAGCAACAAATAGCTCAACAAGGTGGTGTAGAAAATGGTAATGAAGCTCAACTAATGAAAGAAGGTAATATTACAGGTGGTGATAAAGCTAATACAAGTTCTACTATAGGAGTTAAACAATGATGGATATTAATGATTTAAAATCTAAAATACAAGAAGCTAAAAATGAAGGTTATAGTGATGAAGAGATAATTTCATTTTTATCTCAACACGATAATAGAGTAAAAGAAGCATTAGATAATGGATACAAACCTACTGAAATAGTTCAATTTTTAATATCTAATAATGCTCAACCTCAAACTGATACTAATGCTCAAACTAATACTAATGCTCAAACTAATGCTAATGCTCAAACTAATGCTCAACCTCAAACTAATGCTCAATCTCAAACTAATGCTCAACCCCAAACTTATAATATTCCAGCTGATGTTCAAGATGCTATTAATGGTAAAGATGTAGCTACTTTTGATGTTAATCAAGGTGCAATACCTGCTACAGAAAATATGGATACTCAACAAACTATGACACCTGAACAAAAGTTTAAAAGTGAGCAAACAAATAATCAATTAGATAAGTTTGCTGGAGATGTAGTTTATTCTGCTAAACAAGAGGTTACAGGTGCAGCACAAGATTTTGCAGGTATATATAGAGCTGGTTTAGATGTATTAGGACAACTTCCAGGTGTAAGTAATATGGAATGGTATAAAGAAGCTGAACAAGATGCAGATTATGCAATAAAATTTTGGAAAGATTTATCAGATAAATTAGCTAAAGAAAAAGGGTATTCTAAAGAAGGACTTTTTGACCCTAATAATATAGGTAGGTTGATACCATTTTTATTAGTTCCAGGAGCTTCAACAATAAGAGCTGCTATTTTAATAAACGGAGCTTTAGCATATGCAGATTCAAGAGGTCAAGGTGAAACTATTACAGAAAGTGTAGTAGATGGTTTAATAGCAGGTGCTTTAACAGGTGCAGGTATGAAAGTTGTAGATTATTTTGTTACACCAACAGCTGAAAAAGTATATAGAGAATTGAAAAGAAAATTAAATATTACCGATGAAGAAGCAGAAAGAATTTATAAAGATTATTCTATTATAATGGATGATAAAGACCCTAAAACTGGTAAAGTTAAAGCATTATTATGGCACGCATCTAAAAATAAACTTGGTATAGGAACTAAATATATTACTAAAGTTGCTAATGAGAGTGTTAAAACAGCTGAAAATATAGAGAGAGAAATAATGTCAAGAAAAAAACTACTAAAAGATTTAGTTAATAATAACAAATATAAAAGTTTAGATGAGTTTATAAAAAATATTGATGGAGTAGAAAAAATTATAAAAGAAAATTATGAAAGTTTTAAAAATAAATTAAGAGAAATATCTACAAAAAATACTTTACTTGATAAACACACTTTAGATTTAGATGATATATTAGATTTCGTTTCTGATACAACTAAAAGTGATATTTTGAGATTAAAAACTTCTTTAAATAAAGATGTAGTAACTGTAGATGATTTAACAGAAGCTTATAAATCAGTTAATAGATTATTAAATGTTAAAGCAGTAAAAAACACAGAAAAAGAATTTAGATTAAATAAATTAAAAAAAGATATAGATACTTTAATAAAACAAAATCTTTCTAATAAAGATTATAATCTTTGGAGAAAAGTAAATGGAGATTATTCTACTCTATTAAAATATAAAACTTCTAAATTAGGACAATTAATAGATAGTGTTGCAGGTAAAAATAGAAAAACAGGTAGAATGGCAGTAGATACAATATTACAAAAAATACCTAATTTAACTGAAAGCACTGAACCTTTTTATGCTATTAAAGATTTACTCGGAGCTGAAAAAGCTGCTAAATTAGAAAACTTTTTACTTGACAATATTTTAGATTCAGTAGATGATTATAATTATGCAAGATTAAAATCATTAGTAGCAAGAAAAGGATTTGTATCAGAAAGTGCTAATCAATTTTTAAAATTAGTAGATATACTTGATAAAAATTTTAAAGTAGATAATTACTATATAAAAACAATGAAAGATTTAACTATAGAAGAAGGTAGTAAAACTAATTTACAAGATATGTTAAAAGCTGTATTAGTTAAACAATTTGCTAAAATGGTAACTTCTTGGCTTCCTACAGAATTTGGTAAAGAGTTTTTATTAGAAAGAAGGATAACTAAAGTTTTAGCTAAACCAAGTAATGTAAGAAAAATAGAAGAAGCCATAGAACAAATGTCAATAGAAGGTAAAAGAAATTTAATTGATAGAGCTGTAAGAGAAATAAAATATAATAGAACTGATTTAGCTACAAGAATAGCTGAAAATGTAATGAATTCTGCTAACCAAGATAATAAAATAAAACCTCAAAAAGTTTCTAAACCTGAATTAACAAATATTAAACC